GAACAGCAGCAGGAACAGCAGCAGGAACAGCAGCAGGAACAGCAGCAGGAACAGCAGCAGGAACAGCAGCAGGAACAGCAGCAGGAACAGCAGCAGGAACAGCCGGAAGTAAAAGCGGACAAGAAGGCGAAAAAATAATGGTCGACCTTGATGTGGTGAAACAGCACTGCCGCATTGATACCGATTTTTCCGGAGACGATGCCCTGCTGACTTTATACACCGGTGCGGCGGCGCGTTACGTCCAGACATGGACAAGGCGAACGCTCTATGAAAACCAAAGCTCACCTGGCTACGCAGACGACCCAGACCCGATTTTACTGAATGATGATGTTAAGGCGGCAATGCTACTGCTGATTGGTCACTGGTATGCGAATCGTGAATCTGTGGTTATCGGTGAGACAGTGGCTCAGGTTCCCTTCGCCGTAGAAGCTCTTCTTCAGCCTTACAGGATTTATGGCCTATGAGTTCTTTACGTGCTGGCGAGCTTAACAAACGCATCAGATTAGAGAAACTGGAAATTCAGCGAGGGCCGCTTGGCGAACCTCTCCCGTCAATCGCGGTGGTGGTTGCGACTGTATGGGCAAAGGCTGAAAACGTATCCAATCGAAAAATCCGCACAATCGACCAGCAGCAAGTAGTTGAAACCTGGCTATTCACGATCCGGGTTCGTCCAGACATTCAGGCTGACTGGAAAATAACGTGGAATCAAGAGGTCTTCACCGTACGCGCAGTTGACCGTAGCAATCCTGATCGATGTGTGATTACGGCTGAAAGGGATATACGACATGATAGAACAGGCAATTAAAACTTCGCTTGAACGTCTGTCCGGAATGGCTGTTTATCCTCTCCTGCTGCCAGACAACGAGCAAACCGGCATTACTTTTCAGCTGATTTCAGATCCGGATATCGAAAACGGCATGGTGCGCACAGGACTGATAGCTGGCCGCTTTCAAATCTCTATGTACAAAGTGGGTGATTACACCGGGCTGGTAAAACTGGATAAAGCTATCTGGACTCACTGGAAAGGCATTATCCACGGAGAGCTTGAAGGTTATCCGGTTCAATATGTTCAGCGTGGAAATATTCTGCAGGACAAGGCGACCCTTACCAGCAACCAAGTTCAGTACAGGCTCATCCGCGATTACGTACTTTATTTTTATGAGGAGTAATCATGATCCGCATGGAGGTGAAAGGGCTTCAGGAACTCGAACGTCAGCTCCTTGGCCTTGGTGAAAAGGTTGGTACGCAGGTTTTGCGGGATGCCGGGAAAGCGGCTCTTGAGCCTGTTCTTGAGGATATGAAAGCGCATGCTGGTTATGACGAATCAGCAAAAGATGAGCACATGCGCGATTCAATAAAAATCCGCTCATCTTCTTCGAAAGCTAAAGGCAATGCGGTTGTTTATCTTCGTGTTGGCCCGAGCAAAAAACACTTCATCAAAGCGCTGGCGCAGGAGATGGGGACCGTTAAGCAGGTCGCCAGCCCCTTCATTCGTCCAGCGCTGGATTATCAGAAAGCGAAAGTTCTACGCATCCTTGCGATAGAAATACGCGACCGCATTGAAAACCATCGGTAGCGCTCGCTGCCACCTTCAAAGAGAGAGAAATTATGGCTGACAAAACTTCGCCAGAGTACGCGATGCTGCCTGCTGGCACCGTCGTTATGTGGGGCGCCGCGGGCAGCGACGTAGCAACAATGAAACCCCTCATCAACTGTAAAGCACTGGGTGCTACAGGTCAGACGGGCAGCTTTGTAGACTGCACTACGCTGATTGATACCAGCAAACAGTTTATTTCTGACCTGCCTGAAGGCCCGGAAAAATCGCTGGGCTTTATCGACGATCCAGCCAATCAGGACTTTGCCGATTTCCTCAACGCAGCAGAAAACCGAGAAACCGTACAGTTTTACGTTGAACTGCCAAACGGACGAACAGCGAATATGATCCTGGCGCTGTCCGGCTGGCAGATGAATGAAATCACCGCCCCGGCAAGTGAAGTCATTCAGATTACCGTTCAGGGAAAACAGAACAACATCACCTGGGGTACTGCAGCGGGCAGCTGATTACCAAAATTTTTATTGGCCGCCTTCTGGCGGCTTTTTATTATCTAACTCTCAGGAAAAACTATGTCTACTATCGATGTTTCTGCACTGAAATCAGCTCTTCTGAAGCCTAAAAGCGCCGTTGTTACCACAGAAATTTTTGGGACCACCGTTCATCTTCGCCGAATGACTGCTGGCGAACTTATCGATCATGAAGAAGCGCTGCGTGACAGTCAGATCGCTGAAGATGCCCGCAAAGCTTCAGAGCTCAGCGTACAGCTGATTGTCGACTGCCTCGTTCAGCCTGACGGCAGCCTTATCGCAACTGAAGACAAACCAACTGCAGCAGAGCTGCTGCAAGCGCACGACAACGTGGCGCTGCTGGACGCAATTGCCACCGTTAAAAAGCATGCTCTGGGCAAGCTTGAGGATGCGGAAAAAAACTAACCAACTCGCCCTGGCTTGAGCTGATTTTCTGGCTGGCTGACCGCTGGGGCGAGCCCGATCCGTCAAAGATAGCTTCACTCCCGGTAGAAACTCTCTACCACTGGCGCGCGTATTTCCTGCGTACCGGTGCTATTAGCCGTCCAGGCGAGGAGAGTGGGCCACCCCCTGAAACCCCGCCTCCCGCTGCAGTCAGTAATGTTGACGATCAGTGTGCGGCCGTTATGAGAGCATTAATGTAATGGCTGACGTTGCCTCCCTTGCCGTCGGGCTGCATCTCAACGCAGCCAATTTTAAATCTCAGCTGATGGGCGCATACGGCGATGCTGAGAACTCCTCAAAGCGTTTCAACCGTAACGCGCAAGAAGATGCTAAAAAGACAGACGAAGCCTATGCCAGGATGGGTAAAACCATTACCGGTGTTGCTGGTCGTCTGGCAGGTTTTGCTGGTGCCGGTTTGTCTCTTGGCGCAATCATCACGACAACCCGGGAATACGGGCAGGCTCTGTCCGATCTGTCAGCCATCACTGGTGCGACGGGAACTCAGTTAAAGACGCTCGATGAAGCGGCTCAGGAAATGGGGCGCAGCACTGAATACAGTGCGAGCCAGGCTGTGGAAGCTCTGAAGTTGATGGCGTCCGCTAAGCCTGAACTTCTTCAGACCGCAGGCGGGCTTACTGCGGCGACAAAGAGCGCGCTTACGCTTGCTCAGGCCGCAGGCTCAACTTTGCCTGACGCAACCCGTACTCTCGCCCTTTCACTTAATCAGTTCGGAGCAGGGGCTCAGGAAGCTGACCGTTATATCAACGTGCTGGCAGCTGGCGCCAAGTTCGGGGCATCCGAAATCGCAGATACAGCCGCAGCCATCAAAAATGGCGGTGTGGCCGCTGCACAGGCAGGAGTCGGCTTTGAAACGCTGAACGCAGCGATTCAGGTTCTTGCAGAGCGTGAAATCAAAGGCGGTGAAGCTGGTACCGCGTTAAGAAACGTGATCCTGTCCCTTGAGAAAGGCACTGACAAAACACTGAAACCTTCAGTCGTAGGTCTCAGTGGCGCGCTTGAAAACCTGTCGAAGAAAAATCTTTCTACCGCACAGGCTGTAAAGCTTTTCGGGGTTGAGAATATCAATGCGGCCTCCGTGCTGGTGGACAACCGCAGCAAACTTGATGCATTAACCCAGGCCCTCACCGGCACCCAGACTGCGCATGAGCAGGCCGCTATTCGCGTAAATAACCTGAATGGCGACATCATGGGACTGACCAGTGCGTTTGAAGGCATGATCATTAAGATTGGTCAAAGCAGTACTGGCCCCCTGCGCTCAGGCATTCAGTCAGTAACCGATGGAATAAACCTGCTCACCGATAATTTCAATGCTGTTGCAAGCGTAGCTTTGTACACATTGATCCCCGTTCTCTCGACAAAACTAACTGCAGGTCTTCGTGAAAACGTAAGCGCCTGGCAACAAAATCAGGCAGCTGTAAGAGCTGCGGCTGCGGCCCAGGCTGACGGTGCACGCAAAACGCTTGAAGCAACTGCCGCCACACTTAAGCGCAATGATGCCGAGTTTGGGTACTACCGCCAGATGGAGAAGACCGCCAGGCAACAAGGCCTGAACGTTAATTACCAGGGGGAGTTTAACCGGTTAATTCGAGAAGAAACCGAGCAAACGAATCTGGCAACCCGAGCGAAAATGCAGCTGGCTGCAGCAAATCGCCAGGTCTCAGTATCTGCTCGGGCTGCCTCGGTTGCCGTTGGACTTGCTCGCGGGGCTTTAGCACTGGTTGGTGGACCGTTCGGCGCAGCAATGCTGGCGGGTTCGGCGCTACTGTATTTTCATCAGCAGGCGAAGGATGCCCGGCAGTCAGCAATTAACCTCAAGGATGCTGTTATTGAGACTACTGCTGCGCTGATGCAGATGTCTGATAAACAACTGGCCGTTAAGCAGATTGACCTGCAAGACCAGTATGAAAATCAGGTCACCCAGCGCAACCAGCTGATCAAGGAGATTCAGGACGCAGACAGCAGGCTTGATAGCCTCGGTGGTTTTGACCCATTCCGACAGAAAAAAGGCGTAGAAGACAGTAAAAAACGAGCTGAAGCTGATCTCGAATCTGTGAATAAGGGGTTAGAAACTACGCAGTCTAATCTCGAGAACGTCAGCAAGGCGCGATTTTTGGTCCAGACAGGGATTGCAGATCAAGCCAAATCGCTTGCAAGTGATATCAAAACTATTTCTGCGGAGACGGCAAAGGCCGGTGAGGGTGTCACTACTCCGTGGACCGGTGAGGATACTCAAAAGGCCAAGAAGGAAACGGTTAATCAGTACCTTCAGTTGCGCAGGGAGATAGAAGAAGCTCATGCAACCAGCCTTGGGAAAATTGATCTTCAGGAAAAAGCCAGCCAGGAAAAACTGATCGCAGCTGCCCGTAAAAATGGAGCCACTGAGCAGGACCTGCAGCGCACGCTGCTGATGAATGCTGAGAATTACCAGAAGCAACGCGCAGAACTTGCTGAGCAGTACTCACCCGCGCGCTCGGCAATCAATCAGGAAAAGGAAGCCAGTCAGGAGCTGAAGTCTCTCTTTGATGCACGCTTGCTTACTGAAAAAGAGTACATGGCTGCGCGTGTCACACTTTCACAGGAAACATCCCGACAAATCCTACAGGCCCAGGCTAATGCTCTATCAGCGCCACGGCTTGAGCTTGCCGGGGACGTTGACCCGCTAGCCCAGCAAAGAAATCAACTCGTACAGCAGCAAAGCTTGATCGAGACCTATTATCGCAATGGAGCAGTAAGTAAGCAGCAGTACGAAATGCTGATGCAGAAGAGTAGTAAAGATTCTGCTGATGCTCAGTATCAGACCGCGCTGGAATTATATCGCTCACAGAGTGACTTCAATAATCTGGCAATCGGCCTGGTGGATGCTACCCGGGAGCGTACCACTAATGTTCTGACGGGGCTGTTGACTAAAACGCAGACCTTTAAAGAGGGCATGATCAACCTCTTCTCCACGCTTACTCAGTCGATAATTCAAAACCTCGTCGACATGGCAGCCCAGGCGTTGCTAACTAATACGATTCTGAGCTCAATCATGAGCGTAGGTTCGAGTGTGTTTGGAGCTGTTGGAGGCGGTGCGGCGGCCAGTTCAGGAACAGCCATTGCCGACTATGGCAGTAACTTCCAGTTCAACGCTAAAGGAGGCGTTTATTCCTCCTCAGATTTGAGCGCTTACAGCGGTCAGGTCGTAGATAACCCTACGTTTTTCGCATTCGCGAAAGGGGCTGGGGTAATGGGGGAGGCGGGACCAGAAGCGATTATGCCTTTGACCCGCGCAGCTGATGGTTCACTTGGCGTGCGTGCTGTAAATAGTGGTGCAGCGGGAGGTGACACGGCACCGAAGGTTTATATAAACATCGATTCAAACGGTAACACATCGACACAGGCACCTGCAGGTCTGGAACAATTCGGTACCGATGTAGGCCGTTACGTCGATCAGCGATACAAGCAGAATGTCATGCGTGATATCCGACCTGGTGGTGATATCTGGAACGCAATGAAAGGAACCCGATAAACATGGCTATCGAAACTTTTACCTGGAGCCCCAGAGTCAGTCCGACACAAACCGTCTCATTCAGGACGAGAAGCGCCAAGTTTGGGGATGGCTACGAGCAGATCTCCGGCGATGGCCTCAATCCTCGCAGCCAGCAGTGGGAACTGAATTTTGTTGGGACTGAAGAATACGTTCAGGCGATCAAAACCTTTCTTGACAGGCATGGAGGAACAAAATCATTCCAGTGGAAACCTCCGCTTGAGCCGCTTGGGTTATATCGTTGTGCCGAGTATAAGCCCACTCCGATGGGAGGTGAGAACTACTCCCTTTCCGCAACTTTCCAACAGGCATTCAAACCATGAGTCTAAATGAAGATTATCAGAAGCTTGAGCCTGGCGATGAGGTCAGGCTTTACGAGGTCGATGGAACGGCCTTTGGAACAGGCGAGGTTCTGCGGTTTCACAGCTACAGTCTGGCACATACTGAAGCTGAAATTGTCGCGGCCGGGGGTGATGAAGATAAGCTTCCAGCTAAATCAATTTGGTGGCAGGGGGAGGAATACAAAGCATGGCCATGTCAGATTGAGGGGATCGAAGCTTCTACTAGCGGGAGCAGCGCGCAACCAAAATTATCGGTAGCAAACCTTGATAGCTCCATCACAGCTCTTTGTCTTGCCTATGACGATATGCTGCAGGCGAAGGTGACTATCCATGACACGTTAGGCAAATATCTTGATGCAAAAAACTTCGCGGATGGCAATGCGACAGCCGATCCCACGCAGGAAAAATTGAAGATTTTCTACATCGATTCAAAGAGTAGTGAAAGTAATGAAGTTGTTGAGTTCACACTCTCAAGCCCGATGGACCTGCAGGGGCAAATGATCCCGACGCGACAGCTTCATTCCCTGTGTACCTGGTGCATCCGGAATAAATATCGCACCGGCGACGGCTGCGACTATGCCGGCACCCGCTATTTCGATAAAAACAACAACCCGGTGAGCGACCCGTCTCTGGACGAATGCAACGGCACGCTGACGGCCTGCAAACTTCGGTTCGGTGAAAATAACGAGCTTTCGCATGGTGGTTTCCCGGGCACGTCTTTGATCAGGAGTTAATATGCGTCAGAAAACCATTGATGCAATTATGGCGCATGCTGCAGCAGAATATCCTCGCGAGTGCTGTGGCGTGGTGGTGCAGAAAAGCCGTGTTGAACGATATTTCCCTTGTCGTAACCTCGCTGCAGAGCCGACGGAACATTTCCACCTCTCGCCAGAGGATTACGCAGCTGCTGAGGACTGGGGAACGGTGATCGCCATAGCTCACAGTCACCCTGATGCCACGACTCAACCGAGCGAACTGGATAAAGCGCAATGCGATGCAACGCTTTTGCCGTGGCACATCGTGAGCTGGCCGGAGGGGGATTTACGCACCATCCAGCCACGCGGAGAACTGCCGCTGCTGGAGCGTCCGTTTGTGCTTGGACACTTCGACTGCTGGGGGCTGGTAATGAGTTATTTCCGGCAAACGCATGGTATTGAGCTCCACGATTACCGGGTGGATTATCATTGGTGGGAAAACGACTATCCGGACAACTTCTACCAAGATTGCTGGTATGAGTGCGGATTCCGTGAATTCGACGGGCCGCCGAAACCCGGCGATATGGTGATCATGCAGGTCCAGGCTGATAAGTGGAATCATGCGGGAATTCTGCTGGAGGGAAATATGCTGCTGCACCACCTTTACGGACACTTGAGCCAACGCGTACCGTATGGAGGCTACTGGCAAGAGAGAACGATGAAGGTACTTCGCCATAAGGACCTGTGCTAACCTTTGCTCAAAACAAAGGAGCGAAACCATGAAACTTGCCTTGAGCATAATATTATTATCAACATCTCTGAATTTATTTGCAGGAACTGTAAACGATTACCTTGATCGCCACTCAGAAATTAAATCTAATTCAGTTGCAGCCACTTACGTTAACCATTACGCATTTATGATTGCGATGATGGAAGCGCAACAGAAGCATAATAGATCTGACAATGAGTTTATCACCGGATTAGTTTCAGACAACGGTGATGTATATGCAAAGCTAGCGGTTAAAAAGCTTGCTAATGACTGTTTAATACAGCGAAGTATCGGTCAATCTGGAGAGTTAAATAATAAAGAATGTAATATTATGATTCGAGCGAATAAAGCGGATTAATAAGCATTTAAAGAATAGAGGGTACGATGCAAGAGGTAATGACGCGAATTGAGCTAAGTGGCGAGCCTGGTAAAATTTTTGGAAAGATCCACCACCGCCTTATCAATAAAGTATCTGAAGCTGGAACGGCCCTCGCTAAAACCATTCCGGGCTTTGAAAGTTATATGATTAGTAGTAAAAGTCGTGGTCTAACCTTTGCCGTTTTCAAAGGGAAGAAAAACATAGGAGTAGATGACCTTGGCTTCCCCGTTACAGGTGAAGTGATCAGAATTGTACCTGTAATCATTGGGGGGAAAAAAGCTGGTGTGCTGCAAACAGTTTTAGGTGCTGTGTTGGTGGCTGCTGGTGCTGTGCTTAGCTTCACTCCATGGGCTGCAGCCTCACCATTTTTATATAAATTTGGTGCTGCAATGATGCTAGGCGGAGTTGTACAGATGCTTTCTCCTCAGCCATCAGGCATAGCCAGCAAACAAAGTGCAGATAACCGCGCATCCTACGCATTCGGTGGTGTAACAAACACCGCGGCGCAAGGCTACCCAGTACCGCTCCTTTATGGCCGCCGGCGGATAGGCGGAGCGATTATTTCTGCCGGAATTTATGTCGAAGATCAGCAGTAGATAACTAACCTTTTTTCTGGCCACCTTCGGGTGGCTTTTTTTATGGGCGCAATATGGCTACAGATAAAGTGTTAAAAGGCCGCAAGGGCGGCAGCTCAAGTTCACGAACCCCTACCGAACAGCCTGATGATCTGCAATCTGTAGCGAAGGCAAAAATCCTCGTTGCGCTTGGCGAAGGGGAGTTTGCAGGGCAGCTAACCGGCAAAGATATCTACCTGGACGGAACAGCCCTGGAGAATGCTGACGGCTCCCAAAACTTCAGCGGCGTAACGTGGGAGTTTCGCGCGGGAACGCAGGCGCAAAAATATATTCAGGGTATTCCCGGTACCGAAAACGAAATCAGCGTGGGAACCGAGGTAACGAGCGCTACAGCGTGGACACGAACCTTCACCAATACACAGCTTTCGGCGGTTCGTTTACGCCTGAAATGGCCTTCGCTTTTCAAGCAGGAGGACGATGGCGATCTGGTTGGTTACTCGGTTAATTATGCGATTGACTTGCAGACGGACGGCGGGACATGGCAGACAGTCCTCAATACCAGTGTGACCGGGAAAACTACCTCAGGTTATGAGCGTAGCCACCGTATTGATTTACCTCAGGCGGGCAGCACCTGGACAATCAGACTACGCAAAATTACCGCTGACGCCAACAGCGCGAAAATCGGCGACACGATGACGCTACAGAGCTTCACTGAGGTGATTGATGCGAAATTGCGATATCCGAACACCGCGCTGCTGTACATTGAATTCGACTCCAGCCAGTTTAATGGTTCTATACCTCAGATCTCGTGTGAGCCTCGTGGCCGCGTTATTCGAGTTCCTGATACTTACGACCCAGAAACCCGCTCTTACAGCGGGACATGGACCGGGGCGTTTAAGTGGGCATGGACGGATAACCCTGCATGGATATTTTACGATCTGGTTGTTTCTGACCGGTTCGGCCTCGGTCACCGTTTGACTGCTGCTAACATCGATAAATGGACGCTTTATCAGGTCGCCCAGTATTGCGATCAGATGGTACCGGACGGTAAGGGTGGCGATGGAACAGAACCACGCTATACCTGCAACGTGTACATTCAGGACCGGAACGACGCTTACACAGTCCTGCGTGATTTTGCTGCTATTTTCCGTGGCATGACGTACTGGGGTGGCGATCAGATCGTTGCTCTGGCCGATATGCCCCGTGATGTGGATTACAGCTACACGCGCGCTAATGTTGTTGGCGGTCGCTTCACCTATTCAAGCAGCACCACGAAAACCCGCTACACTACAGCGCTGGTTTCATGGTCCGATCCGGGTAACGCCTACGCTGACGCGATGGAACCCGTATTCGAGCAGGCGCTGGTAGCGCGGTACGGCTTCAATCAGCTGGAAATGACAGCCATCGGCTGTACCAGACAGTCAGAAGCGAACCGAAAGGGGCGCTGGGGTATTCTCACCAACAACAAGGATCGCGTTGTTTCGTTCGATGTCGGGCTGGACGGAAACATACCGCAGCCTGGCTATATCATCGCTGTGGCAGACGAGCTGCTTTCCGGAAAGGTTATGGGCGGACGCATCAGCGCCGTTAATGGTCGCGTTATCAAACTTGACCGTGTAGCTGATGCGGCAGCAGGTGATCGCCTTATCCTCAACCTTCCCTCCGGAGCGTCACAGAGCAGGACCATTCAGGCGGTTAACGGGGAATCGGTCACAGTCACCACCGCGTACAGTGAGACGCCTCAGGCCGAAGCTGTCTGGGTGGTTGAGTCAAACGAACTCTACGCGCAGCAGTATCGTGTTGTGAGTGTCGCTGATAACGATGATGGCACTTTCACCATTACCGGTGCATGGCACGATCCGGATAAATATGCCCGAATCGATACCGGAGCCATCATTGACCAGCGGCCGGTGAGCGTGATCCCGCCGGGCAACCAGTCGCCGCCTGCGAACATCGTGATCAGCTCGTTTTCTGTGGTGCAGCAAAATATCAGCGTCGAAACGATGCGCGTGAGCTGGGACCAGGCGCAGAACGCTATCGCCTATGAAGCGCAATGGCGCCGCAATGATGGGAACTGGGTTAACGTGCCGCGCAGCTCCACCACGTCATTCGACGTCCCCGGGATTTATGCCGGGCGCTACCTGGTGCGCGTACGCGCAATCAATGCCGCAGAAATCTCGTCCGGATGGGGCTATTCAGAAGAGAAAACGCTGACGGGGAAAGTGGGCAATCCGCCGAAACCGGTCGGCTTCATCGCTTCCGATAATGTGGTATTCGGTATCGAGCTGAACTGGGGATTCCCGGCGAACACCGACGACACGCTGAAGACGGAAATTCAGTACAGCCTGACCGGTACCGAAGACGATGCGATGCTGCTGGCAGACGTACCCTATCCGCAGCGCAAGTATCAGCAGATGGGCCTTAAGGCAGGGCAAATTTTCTGGTACCGCGCGCAGCTGGTGGACCGCAGCGGAAACGAATCAGGGTACACAGACTTTGTGCGCGGGCAGGCCAGCATTGATGTATCCGATATCACCGATGCAATCCTGGAGGAAATTAAAGAGACTGATACGTTCAAAGACCTGATCGAGAGCGCGGTGGAGAGCAGTGAAAAGTTGGCAGAACTGGCT